GCTATCTGTTGCGCCCCTGCTGCGATTGCTGATGCCGCTTGTACCTTTAAAAGTGTTTTCTCTAAATCTTTATTCGCTCCACCAAATAAAGCCGCCGCCCCTTGCGCCGCAGCGAATCCGCTTGCTATTCCTGAACCTATCTGGACAAGTCCATCGAGTTTGCGTGTATCACTTCCTGCATTTTTTATAGCTTGATTGAGGTCGTTAATTTTATCCTTCGCTTCTCCTGCTGCTTTTATATATTGGTCTGCAAGTGATTTATTACCCTGTTCTCCTGCTGTTAATGCAGCACTTTGCAAATCCTTTATTGACTTCTTCAGTTCACCAACTGTTTTCGCCGAGTTGCTCGCATCAATAAGTATTTCTAAAACAACTTCTTTTTTTTCTGCCATTTTATTTAATTAAAAGTTCGCCTGTAAGTTTCTTAACAACATTCTGAACATGATGAACACAATCAACTGTTGCTTTTATTTTACTCATAATAAACTGTTAAGTCTGCTGATGTTCCTAATGCTGATTTTACTGTTAATCCTGTCGTGAAATTTACATTCAAATCGTATTGGTCTGCCTGAATATTTGTGAACACCTGTATTATTGGTGCTGTCGCTGATGTGTTATTGTAAATTGTTATTGTATTACCTCCACTTCCTGCAACCCCTACTACTATGCTTCTTAATATTCCACTTCCTGTTTTTAAAATGTTTGATGTCTTGGTATTTATTCTTTTGAATGTAGTTGGGTTATCATCAGGTAAAACGGGAAACCAATCATAAGTCAAATCAACAGCATCAATTAACTCCTGTGCTGTGAATAAATAATCAACTCTTGTATCAACAATTACCGCCCACAAATCATCGGCAGTGTGTTTTATCACATCGCAATACTTATCCGTATTTACTTTATTGATTAAATCATCAAAACATTTATCTGCTCTATTCTGTGCCTCAATTTCGTTTGTGTATATTAAATATTTCATAACTGTCCGAATTTACCTTTTAAAGAAATACTATTCTGCGCAACCTCCGCTTGTGTTAGTGCAACTTGATAAACCAATACCTCCAAAGCATCCATAACTTGTAATGTGTTCGATGTTCCAATTATAAATGGTGAGCCATTATTATAATCAGTACCTGCATTTGATATTGCAATGGTAGCTACGACTGCTTCATTGATATAAAGTGATAGCAATGAATTTGTCCTGTCAACAACAAGAGTGTATAAATAATTGTTGTTTGGGTCAAATGATGCACCAGCTGTTGTTTTTGCTGCTGTGTCAAAAAACTGCGCACTAATTGTTGTGGCAGCCATTTGAAATTTATACTCCCCTGCGACACTTACTGCTCCTGTTGCTATACCAACTTTACCACACAATGTTCTATTCGTGTTCGATGAAATTATTTTTCCATAATAACATAAAGTCAATCCTCCATTAGTTCGTAAATCAAACACATCTCCTGCACTTAAATATTGCGTTGAAGAAAAAGCTGATTTCGCCTTTCCATTTATTGATTGTACTTGTTGAGTATATGTAGGTTGTAATGCGCCTGTTCCCTGCGCCAATGAAGCACCACTAACTCTGTCAACCCATGCACTTACTCCTGTCGCTAATGTTATTCCATCACCATTATTAAACCATCCAACTAAGTTATTAGGTTGTGCATAAGGAAGAACTGCATAAGTTAAAGGAAACCCAACAATACCTGTAAAAGCAGTAGTTGGTCTGCGAACCAAACTATTACCATCACTCTTAATTATTCCGTTGAATATTGGCATTAGAAGTTAGCTATTTGTGCGAATGCTTCACAATCCGAAGGAGTACCTGCGTCAACTGTAAATGCTACTTGTATCTTTTGACCTGACTTTAATTGTAAATCTGAGTAAGAATTTACAAGTCTATTGCTTGCCACTGTTGTTGATGAAGTTGTTAAAGTTGTAACCATCTCATCAAACAAATGATAAGTAGTTCCATCCGTTTCTGTTATCCAAATTAAGAATAACCCTGCGGCTGAATTACCCTGCCACTTAAAACCGATTTGAGTAACCTTAGTGCCGTCGGTCGTGGCTGTGTATAAGGTCTTAATGTTTGCCGTTGTTGCTCCTGTTTTATCAGTAGTTGTTGCAGTTATTAAAACCTGTGCTAACTGCATTGTCTGTGGAAAAGGTGGTGTGTATGTAAGTGCCATTTTATTCTTTTATGAGAGATTGTAAAATAGGTAAAGATTTGCTCCTGTAATACTTACTCCTGCTACCGCAGTCTGAACAAATGCTGTTGAAGCAGGAGTAGTATCATTAGTTCCTTGTGGTTGTGTTGTTATTCTTTCAACAACTCTTGTAAATACTTGCAATACTCCATTGCCAACGCCATTGTGTAACACAACACCTATTGATTGAGCGAAGTTCGGTGAAATAGGTTTTGTAGCTGTTAATATGCCTGCCGTTGTTGGTGAAACATATAACAAGTCGCCAACTGCGAATGCCGATAAATTAAAATTTTCTAACACTCCGATTATCATCATCCATCCAAATCCATTGTTGGCTGTTGTTTGGTACATTATACCATAAGCAGGTAATGTAGTTAATGAATTTGCTCTTGCCTTCGATATGTTCGGAACTGAACCTGTTGCACCTGTTATATAAACTACTGAACCCTTAGAAATTGATGCCCCGCTTGTATTCCTAACTATCGTTAAGTTATCTCTTGTTATTTCAATCTCATTTCCATTCTCATCTAATATGTGAGGAACTGATAGTCCATTTTGGTCTTTTGAAAAAAGTATTAATGAGTTTGCTGCTGGTGCTGTTGGTGTTGCAATATCTGTTAATATAGCTTTATCAATATCAACAGTATCAACTGAAAGAATATTCGTTGTCTTGTCATATTCAAATCCTGCTTCTGCTCCAAATGCTCCGCTATCATTATACTGAACTTGTTTGTTTGCACCACCTGGAGTTCCGCCACCACCTGATGGAGTAGTCCAACTCATTGACCTTGTTGGGTCGCTCGTATCTACTGTTAATACTTTTCCATTTGAACCTATTGGAAGCCTTACTAACTTCGAACCGGAGTAAACAAATAAATCACCTAATGTAGTCGCCGCTTCTGATTCACTTGCTAAGCCTGAAGTGTCGCCAACTATTACAGCCCCCTGACTTAATGTAGAACTTGTATAAGGCGGAGTTCCTACTCCGACTGTTGTTAAATCAACATCACCATGAGAGAATGAATCGGATGGAATAAATACCGCATCTCTGATTTTAATAAGTTCCACCTTTGTTAAAGTGTTGCCTATTGGACTGTAATCCATTATTTTATTAAGCCGGTAATAAGTGCCGTCAACAAAATAAGAATCTCTGAAGTCTATGGTCCTTATATCTTCTGAAGTTAAGTTAAAATAAGCAACCATTAACTTAGAATACTTGTCGCTTATTTCTTCAATAAAATTCTGCCAAAAAGAAGTGTAAAGATTATTACTTATCGGATAAAGAGTAGGATTATTTAAAGTGTAATAAACAGAACGAGGCGCAGCATAGTTATAATCAAAGGTAGGAACTTGCGGAGTTCCAACTAAGTGACCGCTAAAAGGATAATAAGTTTTAGCAACCCCGTCTAAAGTCGTGGCTCCTGGAGTTTGATTAGCATTGAAAGCTGTTGCATCGTAATAAATAACCCTTAAAATTCCTAAGTAAATATTTGGAATTGTAGAAACCCCATCTTTAATACAGTTACTTAAAACTAAACTGTTATAAGCCGATTGTCTTAAAGGAAAAGGTGCAAGTTCAGGAATGATACTTTTTTTTGTTGCTATAAAATCATTCTCTACTATTACTGTTCGTTGTCCGTAAGTTTCAAAGTTCTTTGCTTTATAATCTTTATTCCAAAAGTCGGCATCTTCTTTTAAACTGAATAAGTATTCCTTCCAATCTAACTCACCCATTGGAGTAAATTCAATCGGTTGACCTACATCAAGTTTGTCAGTCCAATCAACTACACCGCCCTGAGAGTAATAAGTGTCACGAGGTAAAATATTTATTTGCGTGTCGTTATCAAATACGGGTTCAAGATAAAGATTAAACATTTTAATCAACGCTAATAAAAAATCCCTTTGCTTGTAGTTGTCGGGTAAGAAGCCTTGAGTGTGTTTAACTGGTACTGTATGCTGATTCGTTGTTGTATTCCATGTATTATTTACATCTGAAATCTCGTTATCGAATTTAATATGAACATTAGAAGTTCCTGCACCTGGAATAACAATGTTTGCAGTAAGGTCTAAATTATTATAACCATTCGTGTTATAGTTGTATTCAGTATCTAAATAAGAAATCTGTAAATAAGTATCTGCATGGTCAACCTCTGTAAATGAACCTACTCCATTACCTAATGTAAATTGTAATTCAAAGAAAACTATATCGCCATAATCTAATTCTATTGTTGTTTCATAACTAATAGAAGAAACTGAATCTGACATTCCTCCTACAAAATGACTTTCAGTAGTACCTGTTCTGACTCTTGTTATTACTAAATAAACATCCCCTGTATTTCCTAATGTTGAATAACTACCTCTTAATCCAAACTTGATATAAACCCTCCTCCGCCATTGCTTCAAACAAGGAATATATAATTTGTCCATTCCTGTTTCTGAATATAAAGTAGCTGTGTCAGCACATGAATAACCAACACTTGAAAGTATATCTTCGAAAACTCTTGATACTAAAATAGATGGTGCGATTTGGTCGCTCACATAAGCCGGTGTAGCTACGCTTATATTTTGTCTGCCGTTATCTAAGTAAGGGTAAAATAAATCAGTAGGAGTAGCCCACGAACTTGTTATTTGCGCCGCCGTTCCTGTTTGGTCTAAGTCGCTTAAATCTAAATCAGTTAAAAGTTTATCAGCAACCTTTTGAAATAAGTCGCCAATTTTCCCGAAAATAGCAACATCATATTCAATCTTATCGAAGTCACGATATATTTTTAATAGCTGTAAATTGCCATTAAATACGGGAATGTAATTTTGATAAACAATAACAAACGCCCTGATATTCGGGTTAAAACTCCCTTCTAAATTAACTTCAAAAATATTATCAAAGATTATATTATTAGCATCCGTTCCAGGTAGCTTAATAGTTTTAGAATAACTTGAGTTTCTACTCTCAGGATTTCTTATGTCGGCAATGGTGTAATTAAGTGAATAAGGGAAGTCATCATACAAATCCATCGTTGCATAATCAACATAAAAATAACATCCTGACTGAGTTGTGTCTATTCCTGTTGTAACTGTTACACTTGTTGCTGAAACATAAGTAGCGATTACATCTCGCTTATCTCCTGCGGTTGTCCTTATAATTATTGCCTTGCCTACATCGTCAGCTTTGAAGTTCGTTCCTGTTCCTGTGATAGTTACTGATGGGATTGAAAGCGTACCAAACACTTCAACAGTTCCTAATCGTGGTGTCGTTATAAATAGTTCAGTATTCATTATTGCCGTTGACTGATTATATCGTTACCAATCTCAATTTCAAATTCATTATTAAATAAATTATTCCCTGCATAGGTCTTTTGCGAATAAGCGGTATTGGTTATAATTACAGGTGCATAAGTGTCAGCATCTATTTCCCAATATACTTGCGTTGATTTCGATAAGGTGAAAAGCCAATTACTCTCATCTTCCGTTATCCAGTTGGAATGGATTTTTATTTTTTCAGTCGTTAAAGTATTAAACTGTGTTTTACCTGCTTGGCTCGGTGCAAAAGTAAAAGCCCCTGCCGCATCAACCGCCCCAAGTATTTTTTTATAACTTGATTTTGCTGAATTAAAAGTGCGGTCGAATTTCATATTGAAACTGTAAGCATCAAACCCACCTAATGGATTCAACCAATGAAGTCTGAAATGTTCGTTGAACTTTGAACAGTCGCAGTCAATATTGAATCTGATTGTTTCACCTAAAGCCGCAGGAGTGTTATTACATAAAGTAATCGTATAATAAGAAGCACCAACTAAATAGGCAGCGTTCCAATCGTTTATATTTTTAGTACCTACTCCATACCTTAACATTAATAAAGTTGAAGTCGTTAGTGTTTTTATATTAGTAGAAAGAAGTGAACCGGTATCGTCATAAACTTTCAACATTAACTTTATAGGCTCAGTAGCTGCGCCCGTTGTTATATAAAGGTAAAAGTTTGAATCATCACAAATCTTTATTCCTGTTCGTGGTGCTGTGGTTAAAAACTTTCTTGTAGTTGAAAGCGTCCCTGTCAGCATTTGATATTGTGTAGATATGTCTAAATTTATTAAGTCAGTTTCATTTCCAAAAGAAGCTACCGAATGCCTAACCGCCGCATTTATTGCCGTTATTGAACCCGTATTTGCAAGTACACCGCTCACTGCTGGTGGTGTTCCATATTCTTCTCTTAATTGAATGCTATAAATCACATAACTATTTAAACACTCGATTGAATCCGTTGCATCACCTACTGAAAAATCATAACTTAAATAGTTCTCAACTATTCTGTGAGCATCGAATAAAAGAAAGCCATCAGGACGCGGTGAAAGTTTTATTCTTTTAGTAACAGCAATAGGATAAGTCAATACTATATCAACAACAAATCTAAAATTCGCCTGTGCCGTATTTGTTGAGCTTGCTGTAATGATTATCGGATTGTATGCCGGTGTAATTGCATTCGGCTGTGTGATTATTGTTATTGCCATCAGTTTTATACTTTAAATATTTCAACGATTACTTTACTTGCTACCATTTTACTAAGTTCTTCATTTATCTTTTCAAACATTCCATTTGTCACCACTTTAGAATAAAATCCTGTTCCTTCAATACCTTTATTGAATATTGATTTGCGAACTGCATAAACACGACTTCGTCCGTTGCTCACATTTGACTTCTTGCCCATTGTTTTAAATGGGAGTTTGCCGCCTCCTTTAGTCACTCCGCTTGTTGCTTTTGTTCCAAGCCATTTAGCTATCGCAGCATAAGGCGGTAATTTATTCGTGTACTTGAAAGGTGATTGAGCTGCACTTGCATAGGCTGACTTCTTACCCTTTACTCCTTTGTCGATGTACTTGCCATAGTCAAGCATTGAAAAAGAAACTTTGTATTTGTCAGTGCCGATTTCGTCAATATAAAATGAAATACTTTCTTCTAATCTTCCCGAAGCTGTATGTTGCTGTAAGTTTTCTGTAAGTTGCGCAACAATCTTTTCTCCAACTTCAACGGCGAATAACGGAAGTGCCTTGAATAAAGATTTATCCTTACTCAGTTTAGTACCAATTCCGTTTAAGTATTCGTAACTCATTTTTCACTCAGGTATTTATTCTTATCTTTAATGTAGCTCACATAATTTAAAAAAGCAATTACATTCATCTCAGTCACCTCATCTATTGTTTTACCCAATTCCTTCGCAACCGAATCGAATAGGTAGAACCACCCCCATCGGTCGGTAAATCCTGCAACTGTTTTTTCAATATCTTGTTCGCTTTCTTCAATTCGCTTTCTGCTTTTTGTACCATATAAATTTCCGTAGCTTCTATCAATTGAGGAAACAAATTGCAAAAAAAAACTGCCAATGAATAAGCTATTGACATCGGCATTTCGTCAAAGTCATCTGCCTGCTTTGGTATTCTTTCACCATTGTATTTTTTTGGCGAACCATACCAAGTACAAGGAACAATAAAAGTCGTGAGAATCAAATTCAACTTTGAATTAATATCCTCTTTTACTTTAGTGTATTCTTTCAGGTCGGCATATTGCCCGGCGGTTATATCAGTTAAATTTTTAATCACTTTGTAAAACTTACCTTTAAGAAAAATAAAGTTAGGTAGTTTGTCTGTTGGCGGTGTTTCTCTTAAAAACTGAATGGAGTTTAATTTTTCAGCGAACTTTGAAATCGGCATCAGATTAATTTCTTCCTCTGAATAGTTAAACAGTTGCGCCACTAATTCAATATTCTTATCATCTTCTGAAAGGTCGGATTGAATAATAGAATCTACTATTTTAAATTGTCCTACTGTGATGCTTTTCCAATTCATATTTGATTAAGTATTAATTCTGATTCGTCAATATTAATTCCATCAATCTCAAATTCATAAAGACGATGGCGTGTTTTCACTAAAAAATTCAATCGCTTAATTTCTGCATTCTCAACCATTCCCCAGGTTATCTGCCTAAGTGCAAGTAAATCAGATTCGTTGCCGTCAAAGTTGTGAACGATTATGTTTTCGGGTGTCACATAAATAAATACAATAAAACGCCTTTTGTTTATTAGACGGAAACGACAAAATATTTACCTGAGTTATTTAAAGCAAGTTTATTTAAAGCTACATAACGGAGCGGATCAATCAAATGGTTATAGTGGTCAATCGGTTCGTTCAGTTGTTTGCCGTCTTTATCTTGCTTCCATTTATAATTGCGCAATTCCTTTATCAGGTTCAATGAATCAGCCGTTACATTTATCTTGTATCGCTGTAAAACATCAATTCCGCTTTTGATTGAATCCTGCCCTTTGTTAGCAGGGTAAATATTCCATCCCTGATTTTGAATTTCTCTTATTGATTTCGGCTCTGCGCTGTCAGCAATCAATTCTTTTCCTTTACTCAATCCTAAACTTTGCATTCGCTTACAAATATCAGGATTCGTTAAGCCTGTTTCGTAAATGTGTTCTTTTACCCATAACTCACCGCCCTGCATCCACACTCCTATTAGCGTGGTCGGGTCGTTGGTGAATCCGAAATCCATTCCGTAAGCGATGAACTTTGCCTCTTTTGGTATTTCCGAACATTGAACCCAATTATCAAACACTACACCCTGCAAACTTCCAATCTCTCCTAATCCGTAAACCTTCCACCAATTACTCCAATATCCATTATCATTTGCCCTTTCTCTTGCTTTCTCAATCTCACGAACTAATGAAGGTTCCAGTGCTTCATTATCTTTATAAGTCAGAATAACAAAGTCAGAATCTTTATCATTTAGTAATTCATTGTGAACCCAAAATTCAGATGTAGGATTGTAGTCTAAATAAATAAACTTTCTTGTTCTGATTGCAAGCTGATGATATGCTTCAAAGTTTATGTTATTACACTCATTAATAAATAACACATCCCTTCTTGCTCCTCTTAGCCTGTCAGTTTGGTCGGCACTAAAGAACTCAATTATAGAATTGTTTGGGAACTCATAAATCAGATTTGACTTATTAAACTGAGCATCTGAATAAATGCCGCAATCAATCATAATATTAAGGAAGTCCCTTATTGCGCCCCTCCTTAAATGAGGGATTGATTCTGAAACAACACTTATAACTTGTTTTGGATAGGTATTAGCGTAAGTTATCAGCATCGGGATAATGCTGTAAGTCTTACTTGAACTTGTACCTCCCTGAACTATTCTTACCCTCTTACGAAGTCTTGCTATCTTCCTTTGGGCTGTCGTCTCCTGAAACATCTAAGTTGATTCCTTTGAATATTTGCCCATCAATATTTGCTTTAACTTCGCTGCGCTCAATCAATCCTAATTTCTTTGCGATAATGTTTGCGTTAAACAATCCAACTGAAGCTCCTTTGAAGTTTTGAACAAAGCAATTATTCCTTATGCGCGTAATGATAGTTTGATAATCGGTATATCTTCCCTCTGTATTTGCTGAATATTGGCTTAAATCGCTGATTATATCAGCATCCCACAAATAACATTCAAAGCCTTCAAAAGTTATAGGAACTTGTAAAGGAGTATTAACTTGATTTCCGTCTTTTCCAACATACTCAACTTTATACATTGGGTTGTTTCTTTCTTTTTCAACATACAATTTGAAATACTCCCAAAGTAATTCGGGTGTTTCAATATACTTAGTTCCCTTTGGTCTTGCCATGTTTTTTAGTTTTATACTCCACCGGCGGGTCAACTGTTACAATCACATCCGACTTATTAAATTCATCGGTCACAAACTTCTTTTCGTACACATCAAAAGCAATAAAGCACTTCTGTAAGCACTCAGGTAAACAACCGCTGCATCCGCCTTTAAACTTTAGTCCGGTGAGCTGTTCAGCTATTTCCATAATTAGGTCGGCGCACCCTTCGAGGTTTGCGGTGTAGTGTTTCTTGTATTGAATCCAAATGTGTTTAAATGGTTTCAATCGGTTGTATTGTTGTTCGTTCATTTCCAAAAGTTTAAGAATCTGTAAAGTACAATTGCTGTAATTGCGTTCAGTCCTGCGATTATAGGCACTTCAAATGTAAGTGATGTAAATGTATATCCGAATAAAATAGTAAGCCAGAACGATAGGCAATGTTCACAATCTAATGGTTTTATTCGTTTGGGCAGTCCGTTATTATTCCAATATGGTAAAAAAGTAAATTGCAACTGCTCAGGTATTCCGGTGAACATTACAAAGTAAACTGCGATGAATGGGATTAGGTAAATCATAATTCTTTGTAAACTTTCAAAACTTCCTTTCGGTAGTTGGTGATTTCTTTGTGAACATGGTTCGCGTGTATGTTGGTTGCTTTTTCTACTTTTCTGATTGAACCCTCACGCAAATATATTTCAAACAACCTTCCTCCAAGTGGGTAAACTTTTTTCTGACGGCAATCAGCATCTATTTTACTCATCGCCCTTTCAATTTTTGTGAGCTGTATTTCAAAAGTCTTTTTATCTGAGCTGTCAGCAACAAATTCAAAATTAGTCAATCGTGAGTAGTATTTCTTTTTGAACCGCTGCGCACTATCACACCAAATGTTATTGATTATTTTTATAATGAAGTAGTTGAAAGAATCTTCTGCCTTACTGTAAATTTCTTCCAGCTTTTTATATTCCATCAAAATAATTAAAACCTCCTGATATAAGTCGTCGGCAAGTTCCTTCGCAATGTTTTTACACACCTCCAATATTTTGCCGTCCTGGTGAATCTTCTTTATGATTTCGTTTCTATCCACGCTTTCCCAAAACTAAATGAGCTGCTTCGATTTCGTTTTTTGGCAACACCTTTTCTATTCCTGTCACCTGTTTAAACTGCTTTGCATTCATCAAAGGAATATCTTTCACCTCTTTAAATGGCATCTCGTATTGCTTGAGATAATCAAGTACAAGTTGATAGTAAATTGAATTTAACCTTCCTTTTTTTGAAAGGTAAATCATGTATTGACCTTCATAATTTCTTACTGCCGAAAATGTTTCGAGCAACCGGAACAGGTGGTCTGTTTGGATAGTTAGCCTTTCATTATCTATCTGCGACTGAGCGAAAGAACAGTAACGAGCTGGAACCACTCCGATAAGCAAATTAATTTTAACCTTTTCTTCTGTTGCTGATTCCCATTTCTCCTTAGTTGTTTTCATATAATTATCCAAATTATTAAACTCCAAAACAAAAGTAAACAAACTCCGATTATTACATAACCTTTTTGGCGGTCAGTCATTAGCATACTTTTTTAAAACATCATAATCATACACAGCGTAAAAGGTATCTCCATCTATAAAATACATATTACCCTTGCTGTTATCAACCATTATATTTACAATTTCTTTAGCCTGTTGCTTAGTAATTTTACTCTCTAAAGAAGTGTATTTATTAATCATTATAAATTTTGCCACTTTCATATCAAATTAAATTTAGGTCTTGAAATTATCCTCTTGTAAATTAATGATTGAATCATAACAAGGCTTAACCAATGGAGCGCAATTATAACCAGTAACTAAAACAAAGAAATTCATTTGAATATATTTTTTGCTTTCATTTTTATTCGTTCTAAAATTCCTTTCGGTAGGTTCTTTTGTTGTTCAATATACCATTCAAAATGTGATTCAACATCTTTAATTATTCGTTCCTTAACTTCTTTTTCTGTGTACCATTCTCTTTTCCATCCTTCAAATCCAATAACTATCTGAGCATTGTTTTTACTTTTTGACTTTTCTACAAAGTCACGAAGTTCATCTAAATATTCAAGTGAAATTGTTGCTGTGTTCATTTGTATTTATTTATTAATAGCTGCAAAATAGCCTTATCTTTTTTGAACTTATTTTTACTTTGGATTAAAAGTTTTTGAGCCGTTCCTATTCCGAATCTCATATCAATAGCTAATCCAAATTCATACTGTTTTCCCTGAGCGAACATATTACATCCAACACATTGCGCTGCGCAGTTCTTTTCCTCCCACCTGGTAGCAAAGTGTCGTCTTGATATAAAGTGTCCGCATTGGCTTGTTTTAAGTGTCATAGGCTTACCACAAGTAACACAATAAGAAAACCCATCAGCATCAATATCCCTAAGTCTAATGAAGATTGAGAATACTTTATCTAAGTCAGCTACTAATTGATTTATTGATTTGGATTTCATTTTATTTGTAATTCATCTTTTGTTAAAGCGAAATAAAGATTCTGTAATTGATGAACGAATTTAGGTCGAGCCAACACAAACTTATTTGATAAGTAACATTCAGCGTGATTAACAATAAAATCGCAGTAGAATTTTATATGTTCATTTAGTGGTTTGAAGAATAGTGTGGAAGTTAGGATTGTTGAATCTTCATCACATATTAATGTTTCTTCTTCTTCTATTTCAAATCCAAGTTTTATAATTAATTCTTCTGTTAATGGAATTGGTTTTATTATTTCATCAATAAGTTCATCAAAACTTTTCGCTCCAACATCCTCCATTATCCAATAAATATCCTGTTCGGTTAATTGTCTGATGCCTGTTTTGGTATGTCCAAAACTTACTGAAACAACATCTTCTGAAAAATTATAGTAACTTCCTATTTTTAATTCGTTTGCTTTCATTACATTACTTTTAATTCATTGCGCTTAAAGATAGCCAATATTTCATTCTCAATCTGTTCAGTAAGTCCGATTTCAACAAGGTCTTTTGACATCCTGGTTAGTTCGTAAAATGCCGTTCCTTTTGTTCTTTGCGGAGTATCTACTAATCCAAACTCTTTGAAGATTTCTTTTGAAGGAACTTTGTAAGACTGCAGGAGGCGGATTAAAACTCTTTTAGTTCTCAAAGTTTCTGAATCTCTGATTTCTGATTTGGCTATTTCAGAACCTAAGATAGTTCTTCCTTTTCTTTGAGTTACAAGCATGAGTGCTTCGTAAATTGTCCGCCGGCGGTCGGTGTAGTTTAAGTGGTTCATGGTTTATTTTGGTTTAAAATTTAAGGTTCGCTAATTCAATTTAAAATGGCACCGGTTCAGTATTAATTCTTTTCCACTCATTCCAAAATCTGTAAGGCAATAGAAAATCTTTTCCTTGCTCTGAATACCTGCCTGTGAAAAAATCATAATTGAATCGTACAGTTCCGCATTCACCAACAAATT